TCAATGCGTTGAAGAAAGGCTTTCAGGTAGGTAAAGACCTACAAGATATGTCAGGACAGTTGACCCAATGGGCAGGTTGCATGAGTGATCTGTCCTACGCTGAACAGAAAAACAAAAACCCTCCTTGGTGGAAAGCACTTAATGGTGGGTCTGTAGAAGCAGAAGCTTTAGAGATATTCACAGCTAAAAGAAAAGCTGAATCTATGAGAAAAGAGCTAAAAGACTGGATTAGTTTCAGTATGGGGCCATCCGCTTGGGATGAGCTTGTAGCTACTGAAGGTAAGATACGTAAGAAGAAGAAAGAGCAAGAGTATCGTAAAGCAGAGATACAAGAAGCAATAGTAACTTGGACTCTCTCAATATTAATAATAATAACTGGAGCAGGAATGCTAGGGTTAATACTTTACATGGTGACATAAATGGCTAGAAACCTAACAGAAAAACAACAGAAGTTCCTTGAGGTCTTGTTTGAAGAAGCAGGTGGGGATGTCGTACAAGCTAAAAAGTTATCAGGGTATGGCGAGTCTTCTAGTACCACAGCTATTGTAGAATCTCTGAAAGACGAGATAGGTGATCGTACACGTAGTTACTTTGCACGTACAGCACCTAAAGCTGCAATGGCTATGGTGGGTGCATTGAGTGACCCAACAGAGCTAGGCATACGAGATAAGATGTCAGCAGCTAAAGACTTGCTTGACAGAGCAGGACTTGGTAAAGTAGAAAGAGTAGACGTATCGTCATCTAGCGGTGGCGTATTTATATTACCATCTAAAGAAGGAACAAACGAATAAGTGTAAATCGTGAATCTCTTGGCTATTGGGAACTACCTAGACCACACAAGGGTGCAGAAAAACAGTGGCACGTAATAGCTAGAGTAACTAGAACAATACCGTTTGGTTATGAAGTTGACCCTGACAATGATAAGCTACTTAAGCCTATCATCCCTGAGCTAGAAGCATTAGAACTTGCAAAGAATCATATCTTGCAATACACTTATAAAGAAGTAGCACTTTGGCTAACAAAGCAAACAGGTAGGTACATATCTGGCAAAGGACTTAAGAAAAGGGTAGACATTGAGCGAAAACGTAAGAAAGCAGCTACAATTAAGCGGAAGCTTGCCAAAAGGCTCCAAGAAACGTTACAAGAAATCAAGAACCTTGAAGAAGAAAGAATCGGAGCCTACACAAACAAGTCAAGCGAAGCCAGAGCCTGAAGTACAAGTTGTAGCAGCCGAAGTAAAAGCGCCTGAGTTTGATGTTGACATTGCTCAAGAAGTAGTGTTTAAACCAAACCCAGGACCACAAACAAGCTTCTTATCCGCATCTGAAAGAGAAGTCTTGTATGGAGGGGCAGCAGGTGGTGGTAAGAGCTTTGCAATGCTTGCTGACCCCCTTCATGGTCTAAACGATCCTAACTTCAGCGGTCTACTTGTTCGCCATACTACTGAAGAACTTAGGGAACTTATACAGAAAAGTCAAGAGCTATACCCTAAAGCAATACCTGGCATTAAGTGGAGTGAACGTAAGTCACAGTGGATTGCACCTAGAGGTGGTAGACTGTGGATGTCTTACTTAGATAAAGACATGGACGTAACACGATACCAAGGACAAGCGTTTAACTGGATTGGCTTTGACGAACTTACACAGTGGCCTACTCCTTACGCTTGGGATTATATGAGATCACGACTTCGTTCAGCGTTTAGTTCTCAGCTAGGTTTGTACATGCGAGGCACTACTAACCCAGGAGGCAATGGACATAGTTGGGTAAAGAAAATGTTTATAGACCCTTCACCTGCAAACGAGCCATTCTGGGCTACTAACATTGAGTCAGGAGAGACTATAAGATTTCCTAGAGGGCATAGCCGTGAAGGACAGCCCTTGTTTAAGCGTAGGTTTATACCTGCTAGTTTGTTTGACAATCCATACCTAGCAGATAGTGGTGACTACGAAGCAATGCTACTATCATTGCCTGAGCACCAGAGAAAGCAGTTACTAGAAGGTAACTGGGATACTAATGAAGGAGCAGCATTTCCTGAGTTTAACAGAGCCATACATGTAGTTGACCCATACGACATTCCTAGATCATGGGCTAGGTTTAGGGCTTGCGACTACGGTTACGGCTCTTACACAGGAGTACTTTGGTTTGCTGTTTCACCAGATGAACAACTGGTGGTCTACAGAGAGTTATACTGTTCTAAGGTTACAGCTACTGATCTAGCTGACATGATATTAGAAGCAGAAGCAGAAGATGGTACAATGAGGTACGGTGTTTTGGACTCATCACTCTGGCACAACAGAGGCGATACTGGACCATCACTAGCAGAGCAAATGAACATGAAGGGTTGCCGTTGGCGTCCTTCTGATCGCTCTCGTGGATCTAGAGTGTCTGGTAAGAATGAGATACACCGTAGGTTGCAGGTGGATGAGTTCACTGAAGAGCCTAGACTCGTGTTCTTCTCCACCTGCACCAACACTATAGCACAGATACCTACGATACCGCTAGATAAAAAGAACCCAGAAGACGTAGATACTCACGCAGAAGATCACTTGTATGACGCTCTACGTTATGGTATAATGACTAGACCAAGAAGTTCTATATGGGATTATGACCCCTCAAAACAACGTTCTGGCTTTCAGATGTCAGATCCTACATTTGGATACTGAGTATGAAAACATTTGTAGTAGTAATAAGTATGTGGGGTAACACTGGAAAAGAGTGGCTATACACAGGTAATCAATATGTTATGCAAGAACTATTTACTAAAGAACAATGCGAACAGATTGTAAAAAGCTCTAACTGGGAAAAATTTGAAACTAATAAATACTATGGCTTACAATTTGATTGCTTTAATAAGGATGATCGCTAATGGCTGAAATAGAAGACTTATCATTTGAAACAGATGATGTAATAGCTGCAGAGAGTGAAGAAGACAAACTCTTTGAAAGTGTAAGTAGTATAGTATCTTTTGTAGGGGATCGCTACAAACGTGCTGAAGATGCTCGTTTAGGTGATGAAGAGCGTTGGATGAGAGCATACCGAAACTATAGAGGTATATATGGTCCTGATGTACAGTTTACTTCTTCAGAAAAGTCTAGAGTATTTGTTAAGGTTACTAAGACTAAAACACTAGCTGCATACGGACAGATAGTAGATGTACTATTTGGTAACAATAAGTTTCCTCTTTCTGTAAATCCTTCTGTATTACCTGACGGTGTGGCAGAGGCAGTACACATTAACTTAGATCCCAACGCAGATAAAGCTTCAGAAGAATTAAAAACTACCTTTACTACTGAAACAAACAAACCTTATCTAATTACACCTGAAACTAAACTAAAGCCAGGTGAAACATTATATGACCTAGAAAAAAAGATGGGTAGTGTAAGTGATAAGCTTTCATCAGTATCTGAAAAAGTAATAGAAGGTGACGGTACAACTCCTACGAGTGTGACATTCCATCCTGCTATGGTAGCAGCTAAGAAGATGGAAAAGAAGATACACGATCAACTACAAGAAAGTGGGGCATCTAAGCATCTACGTAGTATGGCATTTGAGATGGCATTGCTAGGCACAGGTGTAATGAAAGGCCCATTCGCTATAGATAAAGAGTATCCTAACTGGGATGATGAAGGAGAGTATGATCCACTAATTAAAACTGTACCATCAACTAACCATGTATCTGTATGGGACTTCTACCCTGACCCTGAAGCTACATCTATGGACGATGCAGAGTACGTTGTTCAGAGACACAAGATGTCACGTAATCAAATACGTGCACTAAAAGATAGACCATACTTTATGGAAGATGCTATTGAAGACGCTGTAGCTTCAGGTTCAGACTATGTGCGTAAGCATTGGGAAATGAAGATGGAGGACGATGATAGTATATCTACAGATAGTGAGCGTTGGGAAGTACTAGAGTTTTGGGGCTTTGTTGATAAAGATATACTTGAAGAGAATGGTATTAAGATACCTAAAGAATATAATGACTTGTTTGAAGTCAATGCTAATATATGGACAGTCAACGGTAAAGTAATTCGTTGTGTGCTTAACCCCTTCAAACCTGCACGTATACCTTACTACGCAGTACCTTTTGAGCATAACCCTTACTCCTTCTTTGGTGTAGGCATTGCTGAGAACATGGATGACACACAGACCCTAATGAACGGCTTTATGAGAATGGCTGTTGACAATGCTGTATTATCTGGTAATCTTCTTATTGAGAT